GTTGTCCCGTTCCTTAAAAAGTTTGAATCAACTGTACGATGTTGCACTCAGAATGGGATTCGTGGAGGTTCAGCCACAGTACACTTCCCAATCTGGCACCAAGAAATCGAAGACATCATCGTCCTGAAAAATAACAAAGGAACGGAGGATAACCGTGTACGAAAACTCGACTACTCAATCCAAATTTCAAAATTATTCTATGAGCGTTTCATCAGGAACGAAGAGATTTCACTTTTCTCTCCTCATAACGTCCCTGATCTTTACGATGCTTTCGGGACTGATCGCTTTGACGATCTTTACTGTCGCTACGAATCAGATGATTCAATTCCCAGAAAGACTATTTCGGCACAGGAATTATTCCTAGATATTCTGAAAGAACGTGCAGAGACTGGTCGTCTGTATATCATGAACATTGATCACTGCAACGAACATTCATCATTCAAAGACAAGGTTACTATGAGTAACCTATGTCAAGAGATTACACTACCTACTGATCCTATCAATCACATTGATGATCAAGCAGGAGAGATTGCTCTGTGTATTCTTTCTGCTGTTAATGTAGGAAAGATTCGTTCTGATGAAGAACTGGAAGATCTTTGTGATCTTTCTGTCCGTGGTCTTGAAGAACTAATTGATTATCAAGAGTATCCTGTAGCGGCAGCAGAACGCGCTACAAAGGCACGTAGATCGCTTGGAGTAGGATTTATTGGTTTGGCACACTACCTCGCCAAATTGGGGTATGCATATGACTCTCAGGAGGCATGGGATGCAGTCCACGGTCTCTCTGAATCATTCCAATATTACCTCCTAAAATCTTCTAATCAACTTGCCAAGGAGAAGGGGTGGTGTGAAAACTTTGGTCGTACAAAATATGCTGATGGAATTTTGCCAATTGATACATATAAGAGTGATGTTGATGAAATCTGCAGTCAGGAGTTAGTTCATGATTGGGATGGTCTTAGAGCATCTATCAATGAGTTCGGTCTCAGGCACTCAACATTGTCCGCACAAATGCCATCGGAAAGCAGTTCCGTTGTGTCAAATGCAACCAATGGAATCGAACCACCTAGAGACTACTTGTCCATTAAAAAATCCAAGAAGGGACCTCTTAAGCAGATTGTTCCTCAATATGGAACACTGAAGAATAACTATACTCTTCTGTGGGATATGGAATCTAATCGTGGTTACATTAATGTTGTTGCTGTAATGCAGAAATTCTTTGACCAAGCAATTTCTGGTAACTGGAGTTATAATCCAGAGAACTATCCTGATAACGAAGTACCTGTGTCCGTAATGGCGCAAGATTTCTTAACTACATATAAGTACGGTTGGAAGACTTCCTACTATCAAAATACTCATGATATGAAGAGTGATGAGATTGAGGAAGAAAAACCAAATTTGAATAGTTTGTTAACCGATCTAGAACACGCCGAGGAGGGAGAGTGTGAATCCTGTGCAGTTTAAGGTATCATCAGTGGAAAACGTGAAAACAGAAGTTGAGGGCATGACTGTCTTTAACACAGAACAAGTTGATACCAAAAAACAACCAATGTTCTTTGGTAAACCTCTGGGTATTCAGAGGTATGATTCTTACAAATATCCTATCTTTGATAAACTTACCACACAACAATTAGGATACTTCTGGAGACCTGAAGAGGTTTCACTGCAGAAAGATCGTGGTGACTATCAATTACTACGTCCAGAACAAAAGCACATCTATACTTCTAACCTGAAGTATCAGATTATGCTTGATTCTATTCAGGGTCGTGGTCCTGGTATGGCATTCATTCCTTACTGTTCCTTGCCTGAATTGGAAGCATGTATGGAAGTATGGGGATTTATGGAGATGATTCATAGTCGTTCCTATACGTACATCATCAAGAACGTCTATTCAGACCCATCAGAAGTCTTTGATAAGATTGTTACTGATCCTCGCATTTTAGAACGTGCTGCAAGTGTCACAGGAGCATATGATGACTTCATTAGAAGTGCTCATCATTATGATAACTCCAATGACTGGCAACATGCCTTAGATCAAGTTCCTACAGCATTAGAAGGAAAGTATGAACTTAAACGAAAACTTTACAAGGCAGTTGCGAATGTCAACATACTGGAAGGTATTCGTTTTTATGTTTCTTTTGCTTGTAGTTTCGCCTTCGGTGAACTCAAACTTATGGAAGGATCCGCTAAAATCATTTCCCTTATTGCAAGAGACGAGAACCAACACTTGGCAATCACCCAGAACATCCTGAACAAGTGGAAGAAGGGTGATGATCCTGAGATGGCACAGATTATGAAAGAAGAAGAGGAGTGGACTTACAAGCAGTTTGATAAGGCTGTCAATGAAGAGAAACGTTGGGCAGATTATTTGTTCCAAGATGGATCAATGATTGGTCTTAATGATAAACTCCTTCAACAATATGTTGAGTGGATTGCTAATCGTCGTCTTAAAGGTATCGGTCTGCGTCCTGTATACGATATTGCAGCGTCAGCAAACCCATTGCCTTGGACACAGCACTGGATCTCTTCTAAGGGTCTTCAGGTAGCACCCCAGGAGACTGAAGTGGAATCCTATGTGGTTGGTGGAATCAAGCAAGATGTGAAAAAGGACACATTCAGTGGTTTCCAACTCTGATGTGTGCTTAAATAGGGGAAACAACTTTTTTATATACTTATGCCTAAGAATGAATTGAAGAAAGAAGAGTTGAAAAATCGTGTACTTAAATTGAAAAACGATGTATACGAAGAACCTGATACTATATGGCAGGGGGATCGAGATATGGCACATAAATATCTCGACAAGGTATTAAACATTATTGATGAGTATCGATATTGATTATGAGAATCCATGGATCTATTTGGAGAGACCTTTTACTGGTGACGATGTTCATGACTACTTTGGTTTTGTTTATAACATTACCAATCTCATCAACCAACGACAATACATTGGGAGAAAGTATTTTTGGTCATTCCGAACACCAAAAGGAAAAAAACGCAAGGTAAAACAAGAATCTGATTGGAGAAAGTATTATGGGTCTTGTCCAGAACTTAAAGCGGACATTGACAAATTGGGCAGACAAAATTTTAGTAGAACTATCCTGTCTTTACATAAAACAGGTGGCAAAACAAACT